GATGAGATGGTTGCAGAGCTTCGCGAACGCTACGGAAATGGTACAATAGTGATATACCCTGACCCTGCGTCTCGTCAACGTAAGACAAGCGCAGGTGGCAGGACAGACTTGTCCATATTGCAAAACGCGGGTTTCGAGGTACGCGTCCGAAACTCACATGCGGCAGTACGGGACAGGATAAACGCGGTAAATAGTCGGCTACTGTCTAACGATGGCGTCCGACGTTTATACGTTGACCCTAAGTGCAAGAAGGTGATCGAGTCATTGGAACGCCACACCTACAAAGATGGAACGAGCCAGCCTGAGAAAGACGGCTTTGACCACATGAACGATGCACTTGGCTATGCGGTGGAGTATCTATTCCCAATTAGAAAGGCGAACGCGCCGCAATCCCCGCAGAGGTGGACGTAAATGTATTACGAAGATATCGAGTACCAGCATCCCGATTATGAAAACAACGTAGACCGATGGGAGTTCTATCTGCGTAGTTACATGGGTGGGCAAGACTATCGCGATGGCTCGTATCTGACCAGCTACCTCAACGAAGACAAGAACGCCTACAGCCGACGCCTGGCACTGACACCACTAGACAACCATTGTCGAAACGTCGTTCACGTCTACAGCTCGTTTTTGTGGCGTGTACCGCCTACGCGTAACTATCAGCAGATGGAAGGCAGTGCCGACCTTAATGCGTTTTTAAAGGACTCTAACCTCGACGGGCAGAGCTTCAACAGCTTTATGCGTGAGGCGCAGATATGGTCTAGTGTGTACGGCCACGTCTGGATCATGCTTGATAAGCCGCAGTCGACAGCAGGCACACGGGCAGAGGAACTGGCGCAAGAGATACGCCCCTATGTCACGCTGATCACGCCCGAGAATGTCTACGACTGGAAGTACGAGCGAATGCCTAGCGGTCGCCATGAGCTGACCTACATGAAGGTGCGCGAGTCAGTAAACCGTATCGACGGCACAACGACCGAGACGTATTTCCGTATCTGGACCCGGGAAACGATACAGCTTGTTCGCTATCACGGTGACGAGGCACAGGTGGTCGAGACTATCGACAACCCTATCGGCAAGATTCCCGCAGTACACTTACCGTCTAACCGATCAGTGGTACGTGGCATCGGCATCAGTGACATTAGCGACGTGGCCTACATGCAACAGGCTATTTATCAAGAGCTGTCTGAGATTGAGCAACTTATCCGTATCTCTAACCACCCAACACTGGTTAAGACCTACGACACCGATGCGAGCGCAGGCGCAGGCGCTGTAATCAATATCAGTGACGATATGGACGGCGCACTTAAGCCGTACCAGATGCAACCGTCAGGCGCTAACCTTGATGCTATCCGTGCCTCCATTACTGACAAGATAGACGCTATTAACCGCATGTCGCACATGGGCGCAGTGCGTGGCACAGAGGCAATTACGCAGTCAGGCGTGGCAATGCAAACAGAGTTCCAGATGCTCAACGCCAAGCTTTCTGAGAAGGCTGACATCTTAGAGCTGGCCGAAGAACAGTTGTGGCAGTTGTGGTGTACGTGGCAGGGGCATCCGTTGCATGAGGTAGAGATCAGCTACCCTGACAGCTTCGACATCCGTGACTACGAATCTGAGCTAAACTTCCTACAGAAGACACGCGCCAGTGGTGTTAAGTCGGTCACGTTGTTGCGTGAGATTGACAAGCAGATCGCCGACCTTGTGCTCGACGACCAAGTGCTTGCACAGGCGCATGAGGAAATCGAGACGGCTACAACAGCGGTCGGTGACTTCACTAAAGAGACGCAGATTTACAAGTACCACATCGACAGCGGCTTGGTGACACCTAACGAGGTGCGCGAGAAGATTGGCCTTGATGAGATTGCTGGCGGTGACGTATTGGTCGAGCCAGTGCAAACAGTAACTGATGGACAGTGAGGAACTCACACGCGCATTAGAAGGGGCGACCTCTGCACATGAGCGTCGCCTTTTGCGTGCTATGGAGTCATTGCGCTTAAGGCTCACAGACGCGCTTGCTGGCCTTCCTCTACGTGATGGTGTGTTGTTTGACCTAGATGCCGCACTCGCCCTCAGAGCGCAAATAGACGGCCTTGTGCGCGATGAATACCTGACGGTCATTGACGACATTATTCGCGAGTACCCCGACGCCGTAGCACTGACGCAAGAGTTCATGGAGCAGTTCGCCGACTTCCGTGTACCGCAGTCAGTCATTGGACAGCTTCAGCAGTTTAGCTTTACGGGTCATGAGGCACTGGCTGACGAGTTCGCAGAGGCGCTATATCAGCAGGTGTACAACAACACGCTGTCAGGCACGCCATTCTCTGCAAGCTTGTCTGAGCTTAACAACCTGTTAGACGCTGACCTGCAACGATACTCAAAGACCATGTTACATGACTCGCTTTTTGAGTTCAGCTCGTCGATACAGCAGGCGGCGGCGGCAGAGGCAGGTATCACTAAGTTTCGATACGAAGGTGATACTATTGAGACGACACGGCCTTTCTGTCAGAAGCACGTCGGAAAGGAATACACGACAGACGAAATTTATGAGATATGGGACGACTCGTGGAAGGGCAAACGCTCGGGCGATCCGTTCCGTGTGAGAGGCGGCTACAACTGCCGCCATTGGTGGGTGCCTGTTCCTGACTAAAGGAGGATTTATGCCGTACCATAAGAAAGACAAGCGCAAGAAAAAGCGTAAGTCGCGCTAATTTGATACAATTAACCCACTCGAAAGAGGATTCGTAACATGAGCGATGAAATCATGGCAGACGCGGTAACTGAAGCCGCAGTGGAAACACCAGAAATTCAGGAAAGTAAGACGTTCACACAAGAGGAACTCGACCGAATAGTGGCCGACCGTGTTGCCCGTACCAAACGGCAATATGACAAGCGACTAGATGGTATCGACCTTGACGAAGCCCGACAGCTTTTACAACGTCAGCAAGAAGCTGAAATTGAGAAGCAGAAGGAACGCGGAGAGTTCGAGTCGATTCTGAAGCAGACCGTCGAAAAGAAAGACCAGGAAATTATGACGTACAAGCAACGTCTCGAAAGCCAATTAGTTGATGGCGCTTTGCTATCGGCGGCGAGTAGGAACAACGCAGTATCGGCAGAGCAAGTTGTGCAGTTAGTACGTGGTGCGGTTCGGCTGTCTGAAGACGGCACAGCGGAAGTTGTAGACTCGAACGGGACACCACGATACAACGACAAAGGCGACCCCGTAAGCGTTGATGAGCTTGTCGGTGATTTCTTGACTACAAACCCGCACTTCGTAAAGGCGTCAGTTGGTGGCGCTGGCTCGCAAGGGGCGGTAGGTGGTTCCACGTCGAAACCTATGTCGGCGGAAGAAATGGTTGCTAACTGGGAAAACGGGGGCAAAGAAGCCTACCGTGCAATAAGGTTAGCGCAAAAATAAACCGCTTACTTAGGAGACTACAATCATGGCGGCTACTACTAGTTCAACTCTGACGGATCTTTTCAGCAATATCATCGCGGCCGCTCGTTTCACGGCCGAAGAAAATTCACTCATGGCAGGTCTTGTTACTCGCTACGACATTGGCAATGTTGCTGGCACTACTATTCAAGTACCAAAGTACCCTGCAATCGCGGCGGCTGACCTTACTGAAGGCACTGACATGTCCTCAACTACTGTTAGCACTTCAAGCGTTAGCGTTACTGTTGGCGAAGTTGGTGCGCAGGTATTGCTCACTGACATGGCGGCAATGGGCGCTGGCAACCCTGCTCAGGAGCTTGGTACTGTTCTTGGTAACGCAATTGCTACTAAGATTGACCAAGACCTTATTGCTTTGTTTGACGGCTTCTCAACATCGTTGGGAGCGGCTTCGCAAGAGATTACTGTTGCTGACCTATTCAAGGCGGCGGCAACTCTCCGAGCTAATAAGGCAACTGGCCCTGTTTACGCAGTTGTTCACCCGTTCCACGCGTATCAGTTGTCAGCCAACCTGACTAACACCTTTGCTAACCCCAACGGTGGTGACCTACAGAACGAAGCAATGCGCAACGGTTTTGTTGGTTCAGTTGGCGGCATCGAAGTCTATCAGTCAGCGAATGTGTCGGTTGATGGAAGCGGTGATGCTAAAGGGTGTATTTTCACCCGTGAGGCAATGTGCATGGCTATGAAGCGTGACTTTAACCTCGAGACTGAGCGTGATGCATCTAACCGTGCATTCGAGCTTAACGCTACTGCCGTATACGGTGTTGGCGAGCTTGATGACAGCTACGGTGTTGAGATGCTGTTTGACGCTACGCTCTAAGATGTATGCGGCCCTTCGGGGCCGCTTTACTCTGAGGATTTTATGGCAGTCAATTATCGCGGTGAGAGATTTGAAGATTACAACGTGGCAAAGCGTACGCCACGGCACCCGTCTAAGTCTCATGCGGTTCTGGCTCGCTACAAAGGTGCAATCAAGCTAATTAGGTTTGGCGCTCAAGGCGCGAAGACTTACCCACCCAAGGATGGGGAGTCTGCACGCGACAAGGCCATGCGAGCGGCTTGGTACGCACGACACGAAAAGAATCTACGTAACGCGACGCCATTAGATGCAGTCTATTGGTCCGCCAGAATTAAGTGGTGATTACATGGCGTTTAGCACTGACAGCAATCTAACCGAATTAGTCCCCGACATCTTAGACTTTGGCATTACTGCGTTCACCGACGAACACGCACGAGCACAGGCAGATGTTGAGCGTGAGATACGCAATCGCTGGTGGCACCGTAAGGGCATCGCTGGCGAAATGGATGCTAGCTACCTAACAGAGTCACAATGGACACGCGCCACGTCTTACCTCGTATTATGGAAGTACGCATTGCCACAGCTTACCAATTGGGTAGACGACGACCGATTCTTGCAGATGATCGACTTCTACAAAGCGCGTTACGGTGAGGAGCTAGACGCAGTATTCCAGGATGGTGTTGAGTACGACGCAGACGATGACGGCACTGTCACTGACAAGGAAAAGGAAAGCATTCCGCTTAACCGCCTAGACCGATGATTACCGTAAACATAGACACAAAGCCCCGCGACCTCCGCAAGATGGTGCAGAAGCTAGGGCGCACGTTTACCAAGAACCACAGACGCGCCATGATGAGAGCTGCGGCAGTGGGTAGAGCGCGGATTGATAAGCGCACACGCTTAGGC